ATCAATATATATATTTTTTGCATCAGAAAATGTTAATTGGTCTACTAGTACATCGTTTTTACTATCACAAATACCTTTAAATTCAGCATGTGTAAAAAATTTACTTTTAGTATAATTATCATTATCAGTTGATACATATATTGGCTGTCTATTAAAAGTTTTAGGCATTACCAATCGCCTCCAACTTTAAAAGTTCTTTGTTTTTTAAAATCAGTATTATCTATACGTGCCAAAAACGTTTCATATTCATTACGATAAATTGCTGCTTTAACTTCATCATCAATTTTATAACATTGACTTACAATATAAGAAGGTATAGCATCACATACATCAGCAGGTGCAGTTATGTCAGTTGCATTATGTAAATCTTTAGTAAAAAAGAACCATCTTGCTTTATAAGGAACACGATAAATACCTTTTAGTTTACAAATAACATTGTTATAACCACTATATTCAAAAATATCATCGTGTGCTTCAACAAACTCATCTTCTACTTTATATTCTACTACATCATCATCAAATGCTATAAACTCATCTGGCATTTGAATTAATTGGTTAACATTAGTATCATCTACTTCTATTTCGTAATAAGTATTCTTAGGTTTTACAGCACTGCATATTTGTGTCATTGCCTCATTGGCATAATAGGGAAAACGAGAAAGAAAGCCAAGTTGATTGGCTTGTTCTTCAGTAAGATTTAATTTACTTAATACATTCTCTTTTATATAACCCCAACTGTACATAAAATCACCTCATTTATTTTCTATAAAATAATAAGGCTATATGGCTAAGCCATATAGCCTTAAGTTATTAAGCACCAGTAACTTCCTTTGTATTAACAGGAGCATTAGTAGTGTTTGTAATCTTTGCACTAACTTCATTTACAACAGATACAGGTTTTACTAATGTTGAAATCGGTTGTATTAAACTAAAATCTTCTATAGTAGCATTTTTAGTAAAATCAGGTGTAGCATCATTACCGATATATACATAAGCAATTCCTCTCCATGAACTAACATTAATATCAAATCTTTCACGAGCATCATATGAAATACCATAAGGGTTTTTCGTAGCTTCAACATTTAATGTAAAAGCAACACGTTGTGTAAATTCTGGACCTTGATTTTCAGCATTATATGCTTTATCTACGATGAAGAAACCTACACCTGAAGAACAAGCATCAATATCACGAAGATATGGAGTTGTTTCTAACGTAGCTCTCTTATAAGCACCATTTAAACCATAACCTTGGAACATTTCTGTGCCAAGAGCAGTTTCTATAGCAGCTTTCAAACGTGCATCATTTGGAGCAACAATGGTTTTAGCACCAGAAACACCAGCATATTTTCCATTATCATCCTTATAGTTTTCCATTGTTGTAATAACTTGATTAATTACATCTGCAAGTTTAGCAATTTTACCTTCATCATTTCCAGATAAATTAATACCATAAGTAGGACTACTAGCTCCATCTGTTACAGCAAACATATTTGATTGAGAAATAGCACTAGCTTCTCTTGTAGCAACTGTCTTATGAGTTTTACAGAATAATGGGTTTTTAGTTGTAGTAAGTATATTACCATCAGTAGTATCAGCAGATGTTAACTGTAAAGCTGAACGTTTACCATCAGCATCAAAATAAACTACTTTTCCAAAACCAGACTGAATAGCTTTCATAGCAAATTCAACTTGGTCACCATGCCAACGAGTAATAAATCTACTCGCTGTATTTTTAATACTGTTATAAGCTTGGTCTTCTAGAACTTGTTGAGTGATAACAAAACCACCTTGGAAAGTTCTACTTGTATATGTCTTTGAGAAACCTTCATATGAATTGAAGATTGGTGCAACTGCATAATCATTTGTCTCTTCAAAAGCATGTGCAAAACCTATACTATCTGTATAAGTTTCTTGGAACTTAGTTAATGAGCCTCGTTTAAACAATAAGTCGATAGGGTTTCCTTTTTCCCAAGCTTCTTGTCTATTCTTAAGCATATCATTAATTGGTTCACGTAATAAATTATAATCGGTTCTATTCGCTAAAGCCGCATCAATATTTATAATAATTCCCATAACTATTTACCTCCTAAGAAAGTGCGACAATGTCATCGATATCAGTAATTTTATATACAACGACTGACTTTGTGACAGAGTTTGCATCAACTGCTGTTGCTTCAGTAACAGCTACATAACCTTTTGGTTTATAATCTTTATCTTCAACTGGAACGTGTCCGTCACCAATTGTTTCATCTGCTTGCGCAATAATATAATCTCCTACAGCTGGAGTTGCATCTTTTGAAATGTAAGCAGGTGTAGTGCCATTCTTTGCAGTCAAATTTACAACTTGACCTACTTTAAAAAAATCTCCTGTTTCTGTACTTAATACAGCGACATTATCTAATCGTAATGTTCTCTGTAAATAAGCAGTTTTAAAGCCATACAATGTATGAACTATTGCCATAATTCTTTACCTCCTTGAATTATTTGTTTTTTACTAGTTTTGATAATTGCTCATCTGTTACTTCAGGGTTAAAAAGTTTATACAAGTCTTTTTCTTGTTGAGTATAAGGACGTTGTTCAATCTTAGTAGTTGGGTTTCCTGCAGGGTTATTAAGATGACTAGTAGAACTTTTATTCTGTTCATTTACGATAGCTTTTCTTGCCTCTTTTATCATCGCTTCTCCGTGTAATTCTAGGAAAGCGCCTTTTAATGAACCTTTCTTTTTCCACAACTCAATGACATCTTTTGGTACGTCTTCTAACTTAGTTATTTTACCACCACTTAATTCTTTGAGTTCAGCCAATTCTTGTTTAGCCCATTCGTTAACTCTTTCACGTTTATAAGCTTCAAGTTCTTTAAGTCTAGGGTCATCTTCCAATCGTTTTTTAACTATTATATCAATTATTGGTTTTACTTCTGTTTCATCAAGTCCCTTTTCTTTCAATAAGTTACTTTCAAAAGCTTTTGTAAAAGACTCATAATCATCGTACCCTAAACGTTTTGCCATAGCATTACGTTCTTCATTTCTAACCTTTTCAGTCGCTTCTTTTAAACGATGAGCGAAAGCTTGAGTTTGATTCTGACTTTTTTCTTCTGCTGCTTTTATTTCAGCTTCAGTTTTGTCGCTTTGAGAATTTGCGTCGTCTACATTTGTTGCAGGTGGAACAACATCTTCACTGTTGAGAAAATTCTCAATATCTTCAACAGTAATTTCTTTAGCACCATTCATAATAATACCTCCTAGTATTTTTTTAGACGAATTGCGGTTTACTAAAACCGTTTTGCAGTCTTAAACATGTTATATTATATTATATACAAATAATTTTGTTTTTATTCACTTTTTAAATGTGAAAGAGCTCTGACTCTACGATTTTTTGCATCTAATTTTTGCTTTATTAATTGTTCTTCTAACCCAATAATTATTTTACGTTGTAAACTTATAGTATCATTTACTTCTTTTAGTACATTTTTAAAATTAGTTTCATTTGTATCAGATAAACTTGAAACTAATGTCTCAAGTTCATCAAATCTTCTTTCTAAAGTACTAATTCTTTCACTCAATGTCATGTTTCATCCTCCTCATCAGCAATAATTTCAGCAATAGCATTACTCATATTATTATAACGTTTTTCTGCTGTTTCAAGTCTTTGCATAGCAGCATTATATTCTTTTTGCATATTTACTATTTTTGCATCAATGTCTGTTCTCAATTTAGTATCTATAGTTTTAACTTCAGTTATTCCTTGTTTAAAAAATAAACTCATAACATCTGATGTTTTCTTTGACTTACTTCTTGCTAAAAATATTAAGAAATAGCCTAATGCTGTTAAAATGTAAGACAATATTTCTGGACCATTTTCTGTCCATATTTCTTTTAATACTTCCATTAGAACCAATCTCCTTCTGTTTTAGATTTTTTACTACGTTTATTTATTTCATCGATTTTAGCCGCAGAAGTAAGTGTAGCCATATCAACCATTTCTTCATTAGCATTTTTATACATTCTCGCTAATAATGGAAATACTATTTTACCAAATAATATTGCTAAACATAATGAAGCGCCACATAGACAACTATAAGAAATCATAAGTCCTGAAAATAAGGCATTTCCGATATCTACATATCTTATACTAAAACCACCAGCATTACCAACAATTTCCCATTCACCCCATTTTTCTATAAGGTCAAAATAATTTTGTTGTATTTGTTCACCTGTATAAACATCTTTATCTAACAAATTTAATATGTCTACTACATTACCTATCGAATTCTCTATCATCAATACAAAGAACACTATTGCTAGCATCAATAATAGGTATAATATCACCGGGCTCAGCGTCGAAAATAATCTGTGTTTCTTTTTGTTCTTTTTGTATATCTGCTCCGCTGTCAAGATTTGTTTTTTCTTGGCCATTATATACCTCCTTTTCATTTAATACATCTATTTCAGCTTTAACCCAATCTGGTACTTCCCAAGTAGTAAACTCGTTCCATATCTGATTAAGTTCATCCAAATCATTAGGCACTCCAAAGGCACCTTTCTCATATTCTTTAATAATACTGAATATAGAACCTATAGCAATTGAAATAATATATGTAAGTAATTTTATTATTTTTTGCCATATTGGTTCACCAGACTCATCAAAGAATAACCCTTTTGTTAACAATGTAACACCAATCATAAACATAACCGAAGAAAATATTGCACGAGTAATTCTTTTCGTTCTATGTTCTTGTAATGTTGCTATTTGTCCGTATTTATTATATACTATATCAGTTGTCGCCCATTTTATACTTCTTGCTGTCATAATAACCTTTATATCATTATACCTTTTTATAAGTTTTCTTCTCTTACTATTTAATAATGAGTTTTCAGACGTAAAGTTATTATCTACAAGAAATTCGCGTTTTTTAAGTGTTGTATGTCTTTTATTATATATTTCTAAAAAGTAAGGTAAGAATATCATTTTTTCAGTATTTTTCTTTATAATAGCTTTATGTTCATTATATTTATTAGTAGTATTTTCAGTATTCAAACCATTTTGTAAAGCTTGTTCAGCTAAACCTTGTTTAATACTTACTTGAATCATAGATAATGAAACAGCTAAAAAACTTATTGACGTGATATTCGTAAGAACATTTTCCCAATACTTGTCAGTCATAAATTCTCCAAGGTCACCAAACGTAGCAATACAAAGAAGCATAAAACCAAGAAAAGCTATTATAGTACCAATATTTTTTCTTAGAAACTTTATTATCATATTTAATTACCTGGTGTTTGGCCGCAAGTGCAACCTCCACCATCTTCAATCTGTTTAATACGCTTTAATAGATTTAACGCTTGAATTTTCATATTTGCAACTGCAATTTCTGTATCACAGTTCATAGGTTTACCAATAATTTTATTTGTCCTTTCAGTTTCCATACTTGCTATTGCTTGATTTAATTCATTGCTTACTGCCATTATTTTTATTCTCCTTTTTTAAGTTTTTTAAAAATTCTTCTTTAATATACTTTATATTCGGTGCCTTCTTATCAAAAAGCACATATCGTTGTATCAACAATGCTAATGCGATAATCAACGCCCACATGGGGGCAGGTGTTGCCCAAAACGCTGTTACTGCTGAGCCAACACCTACCAACCACCAATCATTTGTTATTGTGCCAATGCCTATGAAAACTAACGCCCACCCTTCAAAGATTGTAAAAGATATTACTAGTGCAGTAATACCTTTTGCTGAAGTGAAAAACCTTTTAATCAGCGACCATATCGTTTTTAATCCTGCAATAAAATAATTAATAAGCTTCATAAACATTACCATATACATCTAATTCTCCAGAACCATCGCATACATCACATGTGCCATAGATAAAATATCCACCATTTCCACTGCAGGTCATACATAGAGCAAATCCTGAATAATTGCAATCGTCACAGCCATATCCATTACATTCAGAACACTCTTCGCCTAAATTACCAAGTCCATAACAAACTTCACAAGATGTCCAATTATCAGCATATCCTGAACCACTACACTTATAACATGTTTCTTGGTCTACTACTGCATATTGAGACCAATAAGCATAGACAGTCATATTACTGTTTACAACTGTTGATGTTGTAAATTGAGTATTACTAACGCCATATACCCATTTAATAAATGTCCAATTACTTCTGCTAGGGTTGCTTGGTAGAGTTGTAGTTCCACCTGCTGCAACCGTTTTAGTAGATACAGTAACTCCATTAGCAATAAATGTAACAGTATATTCTGATACAACTTCAAATACAGTTGTAGCACCTATATCTATTTTAGTCATCTCAACACTATCTATGATTATATGTTCTAGTGTTACACCACCTATTTTAATTGGCATAATATCACCTTAACTTGACAGTGTCAATGTTGTTCCACTCAACGTTGCTGTGTACCAAGTGCTTCCAATTTTAATTTTTCCAAGATTTGTAACTAATCCATCAGCATATGTTTTAACTGCTTTTGGTGATGCAGTTTTTACATCGCTTGTTGCATCAGTTGTAATATTTGTACTAATCACAGGGACAGTGGGAATTGTTGGTTTATTGCTTAAATTATTATAATTAAGATAATAGCTTGCAAGTTGTCCGTTAAGTTTATCGCTGTCGTAAGCGGCTAATTTAACAACATCCCATGTTGATGTGCCTGTATTCCATACTCTATATCTTCCATTTACAGTAGCCATTTATAGCCACCTCCTATACTAATTCAATCCATACATCTCCAACATTTACTCCAACACTCCAATCAGCACTTGCACCCATAACAGGTTCTGTTGCAGAAACCCATACTCTTGATTTATTCGAATATAATTTAGTTGCATTTACATCCACACTAACTATATAGTCCTTTACACTGTTAGCATTATTGCTTGCCATTGCTATATCGGTACCATATAAAACAACATTGCCACTTAATGCTTTACTATTAATAGTTCTTGTTGTTGGTACCTTTGCAGCAATGTCATCTTCTAATGTTTTGAAAGCTGTTGAAATAACAGCGTCTTTATTTGCTGAAGTTGAACCACCTACTAATAGGTCAGCGCCACTTAACGTGATATTGCTTGATAACGCTTTATTGTTGACTTTTGTAGTTGTTGAGACTTTACCAGATAACATTGTTACTAGATTTGAGCCTTCGCTTGTGTTTTCTAAAAATGCAAATATTTCATTTAATTTGTCGATTACTGTTCCTTCATCTTCTGCTCCTGCAGCGTTTATTACTGTTTCTATTGCACTTACCTTTGATTGTAAGGTTGCAACATCACTAGCAGAACCATAATTATGCGTATGCGAAGTAATCGTTCCTGTTAGCACGCTTTCTACCATTGATTTGGTGATTGCTGTTAAATAATTTGATAAGTCAATGTTAACTGCTTTACTTGCAATTGATAAAGCTGTTCCGTTTACTTTAACTGACTCAATTACGTTAACTTGTGCACCTGCTGCAACTCCTGTTAATTTAGTTCTTTCAGTTGGTGTAAACCAAACTCTTGTAGAACTATCTGCAACTAAGTCTGCACCTGTTCTGAAATAATATGCTTGCCATGTCAAATTTGTAGCATCCCATGTACGATATATGCCCGTTAAGGCTGTTGTTGTTTTCGCCATAATTTATTTGTTTCCTTTCTAAATTTCTATGGGGGCTTCTTCTTTTTCAAGTTTAACGAAGTTCCCATCTCTAAAAAATATTTCCGTAAAATCGGTGTCAATAGGTAGTTTCACTTTGACTATCTTTGATACATCATCAGTTTCGTTTGCTTCTCTTACTGCACCTGTATCTTTTTCAACAATTAGTTGGAACTCCTTTAGCCCTTCTTGTCTTTTAATAAGTTCATCGTATTCTTCTTTTTCCATGACATAGTTACGTTTTTCAACTGTAACAATAATTGGATTCTCATACTCCCTTTGATATTCAGCAATTGCAATCGGCATATCGACAAATACCACTTCATCAGTTAATACCTTAACTTTGTTTGTTTTTTTGTTAATCGTGTAATTCACAAAAATGTTTAGCACTTGATTTCCTCCTTTAAATAATAGGTATCACATTGTCTATTGTGATATACTTTGTCCCACTAACCATATCTACACTGCTTACTGTCAATGTTTCATCAATTAGTATTTCTTCTACTCCTTCGTCATTTACAATAGTGATTTCTCCACCACTAATTTGTATTTGGCCACTACTGCCTTCGATTAGGTTAATCTCTGCACCTTTAACAATTAAGTCTTGTAATACAGGGATTTGCCCACTTACATTTCCAACAACTTGCAAATCAGTGCCTTTAACGACAATGACATCATCAACACCAACACCTTCTACACTTTCATCAACCCATACACCTTTTCTAATTTCAGGCTCGGATTCACCTCTTTGAATAACAATATCAATATTTTCTTGTTTACCTAATTGTGTAAAATCTGTTACCTCGATTATTTCATCATTTACTACAACTAATACACGAGTCCAAATACGACCATTAGCAATAAACATTTCGCTCATAGAATAATTACTGTCATCAACATAATTTGATAATGAAACTAATAATGTACCTGTTACATTTATATAGGAAGGAACATTATTTGTATTAAGAGTATCAATTACAGTATTTGTATAATTATTATAGAAAACATTAGTTGTTTTAATACCATCTACACCGTCATAAATTATGTTATCAGGTATACTATTTACATCTACATTTTGTACAACTGTCTTTTTGAATTTATTACTTATAGATACTATCTGTTTACTATTTACATCAAAATCGCCAGATTTATACCCAGCCATACCAACTTTATCAAGACCAGCTGCTGGAGCATACAAAAAATATTTGTTTTGATTTATAATTTTATTACTAGATGGATTATAAGGTTGTATTATTTTTTCTATTACATTTTCAGTACCATCATCTAATTCATACTCAATAGCTTCAACAAACTTTGCGTACAATGTCATGTTTGTATTTACTACTTGACCATCAATTGCTTTTTCACCTATAAACAATGAGTTTGTATACCAACCTTTAAAAGTACTTCTTTCTTTAGTTGTTACTGGTAAAGGTGTAGGTAATCTACTAATTCCTAACATTTGTGCTACAGGACTTCCACCATTTGCGTTATAAGTAATATTATATAGATTAGCAGTCCATTTAGCGTATAATACAATATCATTATCTATTGCTGCGCCAGCTACTGCAAGCGTAGTAAATGCGCTATCATAATACCAGCCTGAAAAATTATAACCCTCTTTTGTCGGAGTTGGTAGTGGGTTAGGCAAAGCATTTACATCAACAGTTGCCGATATTGCGTTACCTCCATTCGTATTATAACTAACGTTATATAACGTATATTCCCAAACAGCGTATAATGTTATATTTTGTGTTATCGTAATACTTTCAGTTGGTGAGCCGGCAGCAGCATATTGAGATGGCGACCACCCCAAGAAACGATGATTCGTCCACGTTGGAGGCGTTACCGCTAAGGGACTATACCCACTCCCGACTGATTGCGTTGGTGGTGGCGTACCCGGCGCGCCGTTTAAGTTAAACGAAACATTGTAAGCATTAATGTTTAACATATAGAGCCATGTGCTTCCTGCTGATACCGATGTAATCGTTGCGCCTCGCGGAATGTAAACGTAATCAGTTTCAACGCCTCCGCCCGTACCCGCTATCGTATTATATATGTATATTGGTACGATATCAAATCCCGTACCTTGCTTATAATATAGCATTGTGTAATCAGGGTCAATCGTAGTCCCCGGGCCAAAATACCCGCCATTGCTCCATTCTACCGCGCCGATATTATACGGGTCATAATCGGTATAGGGAACATATACCCGTAACGTTGTCGAAAAGTTTACTCCGGCCACCCTTCCAACATCGCCAGAGTTTATCGCTCTATATTCACTAGGTATTGCCATTTCATTTTCAACCTCCTTTCTAAAAGCAAATGTAAATATACTGATTAATAACAATAAAAATTTCAATTATCTTACACCACCTTGTATATTAGAACTTACATATATAGTACTAGGTTGAAGTATTAATGATTTAGTGTCATAATCAGGCATTAGTGGTATACCACTATCATAAATTCTTAACATCTCTAATCTTACTTTATCATCACTTATACTATTTATATACATTAATGTTGTCTCATCGCTCCAATCATTTACACCACTTAAACTCATATTTAATAATGTAGCAACATGTTCTTTAACTGTTTCACCAGCAAGTAATTTAATATCATACAAATAACATTGTTCCATCCAACTCTTAGTATTAAACTCTTTAACAATTCTAAAAGTATATTCAGACCAAGTCTCAGAAGTAACTACTCCATTAACAACAGTATAATCACTAACATACTTATATATTCTATTACCATCAGAGTCAGGGTCAGTATAGAACAAATAATTCATTACATCAAAATCGTCACCTTTATCAAGAACCATTTTACCGCCATTATCAACACCATAATAAGCAATAGCTTCTTCAATAGTAAAACCTCCTAGATATAATGCTTCAGTACTGATAAATTTTTTAAACGATTCATCTGTTAAATCTAACCAATATGTTTTACGAAAATCACCTTGTTGCTCATAACGTGCTGCTGTAACAGTAATTGCAACATATGGGTTCTGAATACTTTGTAATATCATGTAAGGGTCACCATCATCATTTTTTACTTCAAAATCAATAGTCCAATTCTCACCTCTTTGAATGTATACATCATTACCTAATATTTTCATTAAACATTACCTCCTGTCATTTGTGCAACATTTGAACTTGAAGTTCTTTTAGTTTCTGCACTATTCTTTTTATTTGTAGTATTTACATTAGCAGTATGTGTTTTCCCATTTCCTCGTGGACCACTATTACTACGAGCTCCACCTCTTTGTTCACCTTGTTGAGACAACATTTTTACTGCCAAATCTAATACTTCAGGACTCTGTATTAATGCTTGTTCTAATTCTGGAGGTAAATGTTGTTCTGTATCTTCTATACCTGCTAATACAAGTTTAGCAAGAGGGTATTGCATACTCTTCAAGATATTCCAATAAAGTTTTTGTACTCTTGGGTCTTGAACATTACCCATAGTTCCCATTGAAAATTGTTGTAATGTTTCTTGCCACATTTGTACACGATTATTAGATAATGTAGCAGCAGGGTCTGTACTATAAGCAAAATCGTCATTATAATAAATATTACCATTTTTATCTTTACGTAAAAACATATATTTATTCCACATCATTTCTTCTACTTCACCATTAGGTAAAGTTTTGACAAATTTACGAGTCTCATCGCTGAATGCTAACAAATATTTTAACATCAAATCATATACTTCTGAAAATGATGCTGCTTTTGTAATTCGTAAAGATTCAAGTCTACCAGCTGAACGTGCAGCACTAAATTCTTTTGCTTTACCAGAAATAGCAGTTGTATCTATTTTACCTTGAAAACTCTCTGTGACTCCTGATGCTGAACGTGCATTTTGATAAAATAATTGTGAAGCATTTACATCTTGTGATACATCTGCAGCAACCTGTATTACTTTTATCATATTTGCTTCTTCAACACTACGAACTCCAAGAAGTTTAAAGGTATCATCTTTGTCACCCATTTTTATCTTATCAGGTTTAGTAACAACTGCACCAGATTTCATAACCTTTTCTTCAGTTTTTGTTAAGATCTTATTAATACTATCTTGCATATCTAATAAAATATAACCTACTTCAGACACTCCATACAATGACTCTAAAGAACTAATACTAACTCTAGGAACAAATGGAAGTTGTCTAACTCTATAAAAAGGAATTTTTGTACCTGCTTCTAAAAATGTCTCACTTTTAGCAATATCTGTAGGGTCATCGGTCTCACCTGCTTCATAAGGATTGATTAATCGTTCTAAGTTTTCTGACAATATTTCTTCAGTAGCATTCTCATATACAAATTCTTTACTACCACAAACACCACAACGTTCAGCAATAGGAATTGTTGCACCACATTTTTTACATTTACGCAATTTACGTATTTGCCAATCTTCGTCCCAAGAAATTACTTGTTGACTACTTGCCGCATACATAAATCTACCAATAATACCATTTTGGTTTTTATAATAATAAGTAATTACTGTTGCTGTATTATTTGCATTAGAATCAGAAAGAATTAATCTACCATATAAATCATATATAGTTGCTAAACTCATTTCTTTTATTTCAAAACAATAGTTCATTAACTTATAATTCATACAACCTGGTTCTGGAACAACTTGGTCTGCAAGTAATACTTCTACTCTTAAATCACCACTACGTTCGTGATTACTATCTAAACTGTCCCAACAAATTTTATACCAACTAGTTCCATCAATATATGTTGCTCTCTCACTACGGTCATTTTCTTTCTCAGTCAACATTCTGTCCATTTCAAACTTTAAATAATTTTCAGTGACATCGACTAAGTCAATATCTTCTAAACGTCTAGGTGTAAGTCTAGGCATAGGTATTGTATTATCAATTTTACTCTCAACTAATTCAAATATTACTTTTTGTAATTGTTTACTCTTACGAGTACTTTCTTCACCATTGGTTTTATTTAGTGCATTTAAAGTTCCTAAATATGCTTTTCTCCACTTTTCTAAATTACTTGGTTTTACATAATCAATACTATCTCTGGCTGCTTTTGCAATACTAAAAAGAGAATTTACCTTTACAACCATTATATTCTCTTCTTCACTATTAGTATATCTTTCTCCAAGTTGGTGTTGGAGATATAAGTCTATTCTGTCCATTTACATACCTCCATCTCTGTATTCTTCTGGAGCACCATAAGTCTGTATAAATTTTTCTTGTTGTATAGGTGTCATCTGCTCAAAGTCTTCCCACATATCTGGATACCATTTTGTATATCTAATATATCTATGTTCCATTTTAGGTGTCTCGCCAGTTATAAGTTTTATTAATCTAATAGTACCTTGTGTGTCTTCATCAACCATATCATCATATTTACCATAAGGAAAAGATTTATGTTGCTGAATTACTTTCTCTCTAGCTGTCATTGTTGTTTTTATATGCCAATCAACATCTTCTTCATCTAAATCATCAGCAATATAATAATTACCTGCATTAACAAAATGTGTTATAGCTTGTGCTCTAGATACTTTACCACCCATAGGATTTACAGATACAACAGGTGGTATTCCTTCTATATAGAATAAAGTATCTACAATAGCTGGACCATTTGCTTTATCTTCAATTACTAATTCATCAATTTCTGGAAACATTTTAGTTAAATTTTTGATTTTTGTAATAGTTTCTGTAAAAGTTAATCTTTTGTTTACCTGATGATACAAATAAATACCACCTTCATAAATTCCTCTAATGCCAATAGCAACAAAATCGTTTTCTTCACCACCTTTAAAAGTTCCATCAACTGACATCTGAAGATACTCAAACTTTTTACGCTTTTTTATTTCTTCTGATGTAAGTGAATCTCTATCTTTTTCTAATACAAAATCACTTTTCTTAAATGACTTGTATGAAGTAGAGTCAAACATATTACCTGTTGCTGAAGTAGGTCTTCCTTGATACAAAGATGACCATACTCTTGTTCCTTCAGCTGCAATTACAATTGCCTTTTTACTTCTTAACCACTCATTTGTGTTTGCAATTTTACTTGGAAGTTCTGGGTCTCCTAAATGCTCTCCCATCAATGAGTCACCTAACTTACGACCAAGAGGGTCTGGACCTTCTGCTAACGCCTCTTCGTCATACTCACATGGTAAATTTATGTCTTTCCACACAAATTCTGCCCAATTTTCCTTTATAAAGCCAATAACATCGTTTTCTACCCATCTAGTCTGTATAACTATCAATTTACCACCAGGGTAAATACGAGATTGCACAGATGGACCCATTTCGTTCAAAATACTCTTTATAACTATTTCTGAACTTGCCTCTTTTGCATTCTTAATTGGGTCATCTATGATAAAAAGCTCGGCTCCATAACCAGTAATACCGGCTTCAAGACCACCAGCACGACAACGACCTCC